ACTTGACCAAATCAACCTAACCATACAAGCAAGTAGGTTTGGGTGGACTGATGAATTACAACATCAACTCACCAACTCCGCACTACTCATCCGCAAGTACCAAAGAAGACTACGACTAATAAGAATGTAATGGTATATACTATTCCTACATTATTAAAAGAACAAACTTGGGAGTGGTTACAAAACCATTCTTTAGGTCACCGTTCAGCAGCCAACGGCAATAAGGAAGAACAATATACAGGGCTTTTGGGGGAGAATATGTTTAGAACAATAATAGGATTGCCCACACAATTTGAAGATGGTTTTGATGGAGGATACGACATACAACTACACAATAAAAAAATAGATGTTAAGACTATGGGTAGGTCGGTTGACCCAAAACCACACTATGTAAATAACTTCATATCTTATCAATCACATTTTGATTGTAATATCTATGCGTTTTGCAGTATCAATAAAAAACAAAATACTTTTTGGGTGTGCGGTCTCATTGACAAAGACACGATGCTACAAAAAGCATCTTTCTATAATCAAGGAGAAACAAGATACCGAGATAACGGAACTTCATTTATAATGAAAGCACCCACCTATGAAATACAAAACCATCAACTACACCAAGTAGACAACATAGAATCTATTTGGCAATACATTAAACACAATGAGTGAATCTGGAAAGAGTGCTAATGTACTCATCAATCGCAACAACCTAAACAACATCTTTGAACTGCTCGTACAGGTTCATATGAGGGGGCAACTATCAAGAGATGAACAAGCCTTTGTACGAAACTTCATAGAACTACCAGATGCTCCTACAAGAGAGAATAGAGCAATGCGTAGAGCCAACACTAAAACTATCCAAAAGATATTTAGAGAAGAGGCAAAGAAACGAAAGGAAGAGAAGTAGGTTAACATTATAAAATATAATGATTTATAATGGCATTTAAGAAAGGAGACCCAAATATACATAGAGGGGGTAGACCCAAAGGTGCTACCAATAAAACCACTAATAAGATTAGAGAAGCCTTTACTAAACTTGTAGAGGCTAATTTAGAGAATATGACTACTTGGTTAGAGAGTGTTGCAGACACGAATCCAAGAGAAGCTCTCAACATTATCAACCAAATGGCGGAGTACACTACGCCTAAACTTGCAAGAGTTGAGAACAAGATAGAGACCGATGAAGAGATTAACGAAGTCAAGATAGAGATTGTCAAGCGTAGCAATACAAACGAGTGAGATATTTGAGAGGAATTGGAATGCCCCCTCCAAGATTGTAGTAAATCAAGGAGGGACTCGTTCTGGTAAAACCTACTCACTCTTACAACTACTTATCGTTAAGGCTTTGTCCGAGAAGGGCAAGGTCTTTACTATTGTGCGTAAGTCTCTACCCTCACTCAAGATGACGGCAATGAGGGACTTCATAGAGATACTAACTAATATGCACCTATACGATGAGAAGAACCACAACAAGTCCGAACACATCTACCGACTCAACGGTAACATCATTGAGTTCGTATCCCTTGACCAACCCCAGAAGAAAAGGGGAGCGAGAAGGAACATCCTGTTCTGCAACGAGGCGAATGAACTTACTTGGGAAGACTTCTTCCAATTGCTTGTCCGTACAACGGAGACCATCTACCTTGATTACAACCCTTCCGATGACTTCCATTGGATTTATGACAAGCTGCTCACAAGAGACGATGTTACCTTTATCAAGTCTACTTATATGGACAATCCCTTTCTTGACCATACTATTGTATCGGAGATTGAGAGGCTCAAGGATACTGACGAGGATTATTGGCGCATATACGGATTGGGCGAGAGGGGTCAAAGCAAGGCAACGGTTTTTACATTTGTGGAAGAGGAAGTACCCGAACAGGCTAAATTCCTCGCCTATGGTATGGACTTTGGTTTCACGAATGACCCCACTACTCTCGTGGCGGTCTATGGTGATGACCATAGTCTTTATGCAAAGGAACTTCTTTACGAAACGAACCTCACGAACAGGGACATCTCGGAGAAGATGAAAGCGTTAGGCATAGATAGACGAGCCGAGATATTTGCTGATAGTGCAGAACCTAAATCCATAGAGGAACTATACAGGATGGGTTGGAACATCAAGCCAACCAAGAAAGGTGCGGATAGCATCAACGCAGGTATAGATGTACTGAAGAGATACAAGTTGCACATTACAGGTGCTAACTTTGTCAAGGAGATGAGAAACTACAAGTGGGTAGAAGACAAGAATGGGAAGTTACTGAACAAACCTATAGATGCTTTTAACCACGCCATAGATGCGTTTAGATACGCTACATATAATAAACTCACAAGACCGAATTACGGAAGATATGCAGTTAGGTAAGGAGGTAACGATTCAGTTACCAGAGAGCGCAAGGGAGATAACGGTAGAGCAGTACCAAAAGTTCCTGAAGGTTGAAGGAGATGAAACCTTTATGACCCTCAAGGCACTTGAACTATTTGCCAACATCCCATTGAAGGTAGCCTATGCTATGAAGGCAGATGACATTTTAGACATCTCTAACCACATATTATCTATCGTAGGTGGCAACCATCCACTCGTTAGGAGATTGTCCTTTAGAGGGCAAGAATATGGCTTTGTACCCAACCTTGAGGAGATGAGTTTTGGCGAGTACATAGACTTGGATACTTACCTCTCCGATATGCAGATGTTGCATAAGACAGTTGGGGTATTGTATAGACCCATTACTAACGCCAAAGGTGAGTATTACGAGATAGAAGAATACAAGGGTACTGACGGCTATGCCGACTTCCCATTAGATGTAGCATTAGGTGCTACGCTTTTTTTTTATCGTTTAAGCAACAAATTATTGAAGGATACCCCGACCTCTTCGGAGCAGGAGATGAAGAACTCAATCTCTCCGCCTCCGCTAACTTCAGTAAGAAGTGGGGATGGTACGGAAGTGTAGACCATCTGGCAGGAGGCGATGTATCAAGATACGATACTATCACAAGACTCCCCTTATCACAATGTCTTACCAAACTTGTCTACGACAAGGAGAAGGCAGATGTAGAGAAGAAGATGCTTAAACACTAACTCTAATAGGAGGTTAACTTATTATGAGTTTCTACGACATTACCACCAAGATAAGACAACACCTCATTGACAACAAGCAGGTGAACACAGTCACGGAGGGAGACATCTTTGAGATAGACCTTGCGAAGCAGACCATCTTCCCCCTATCACATATTATGATTAACAATGTCACCTTTAACGACATTGGCATTACCTACTCTATGAGTATCCTGTTTATGGATGTTGCTGATGTGAGCAAGGACAATCCAAGAGATGAGGATGACATCTTCTATGGGGTAGATAATAGACACGACATCCTAAACACGCAACTATTGGTTGCTAACGATTTGGTAAGCCACCTAAAAAGAGGTGACCTAATGCAAGACAAGTACCAACTCAATGGTACACCCTCTTGTGAGCCTTTTGAGGATAGGTTTGAGAACCTTCTGGTAGGTTGGAATCTTACCCTATCTATAGACATTGCTAATACAATTACGACTTGTCCGTAATAACAAGAAATACTGAAATGGTGCTACGGCAGTTTGCCGAGCGAGTCATCAAGGCAGCACGACTGAATCTTGGTGCTACTCGCACTATCACCTACAATGATGGTAAGAAAAAGAGACGGAGACAAGTTAGTAGTGGGAAACTCAAAGATAGTTTGGACTACGACCTCACAACAGGTGTACACCTCCTTATGTCTTTCACGATGGAGGACTATGGTAAGTACATTGACGAAGGGGTAAGCGGTACGAAGTATAAAGTGCCTAACGGAAGTAGGTTCGCCTTTGATGGTAAGCAACCTCCGAAGAGTTCTATAAGAACTTGGATGGCGCAAAAGAAGGTCAAGGCACGAGACCTAAAGACCAATAGTTTTATTAAGCAAACGGAGAGCAACCTTGATAGGGCTGCTTTTCTCATTTCAAGAAGTATTAAGCAACGAGGGATTCCCAAGAGTGAGTTCTTCCAAGCACCATTTAGATTAGAGTTTGAGAAACTTCCAGAGGATGTCTTGAGAGCAGTCTCTATGGATGTAGATGAATTTTTAAGATTTACCAAGCGATGAGTGTAATCACACCACAAAGTTTAGTAGGGGCAAGAAGCCCCATATATATCACGGCTAACTATTCTGCCCTTGCAGGGTCTATTACCGACATCACGATGGATGTGTACATTTGGACAGGTGCAAGAGATAGTAGACCTGCCTCCCCAGAATATACTTTGTTCCGAGATGTATTTGCAGGAA